ATTGACCCAATAATTATGAATCAACCGTAACCATACCGTGTTATCATGCAAGAGGGGATAAAAACATGGCCTTTGAGATACATAACGCCACGACAATTGGAGTTGCTCTCGTTATCGCTGAATTACTGTTTTGGTTCTTTGTCGGTTTCGGATTATTAAAATTGAGAAAAAAACGCAAAAAAGAGTGGGAATCAGCCTTTAATACTCAAAAATAGTTAAAAAACAGAACGGTAGTCGATAGTTTATGCCCTCTTGGTGGCCGTTTAGTAAAAAGCAGATTGTTGCCTCGCAAGTTGATGTTCGCGTTGGCACAAGTGTTCCTTTCAGTGTAGCCGCAGGTTTACCTAACATAATGAAGGAAACTGAAAAGTTTCAAAGCGATAGTAACTACGACAATGAATGGGAGTTATTTGACAACATGGTAAAGTTAGACCCCGAATTAAACGGGGCAGTAAGAAGTGTTGCCCTTACAGGTAATAACTACTTCATAGATTACAAGCGAGCAAAAAATCAAAAAATCCGCAACGGTATCAAAATGCTTGTTGAAACAGTGGACTTTGATGATATACTAATCAATGCTATGCGTAACCTAATGGTTTATGGCAACGACATCAACAAACTTGTTGGTAAAGCAGGTATCGGTATTACCGATGTGCAAAGTTTACCGATAAAACAAATGACAATCGTTGATGAAAGGGGCGGGCCAACAGGTATGCCATTCCATGCAGACGAATACTCATACATTATGAGCAATGAGTTTTACATTCTTCGTGAAGGTCAATACAGTCAATCAGTATTCCCAAGAAGTGAAATTATCCACTTTAGAATAGATTATCGTAGTAATTGGTTTGAAGATACTAAGACTCGTCAAACTTACGGTGTATGGGGCGCATCCCGATTTTCGTCACTAAAGCAAGCAATCCGTGTAAAGTATAACAGTATGAATAACCGTATTGCTCTTGAAGATGCACTAACAAAGCAATTTATCACAATCGACAAATCCGCTATCGAACATATTACAGACCCCGATGAACAAGCAGAAAGGCTTGGTAAAATTATGGATGAAGTAATTACACTGTTTGAAGGTTTGCGTGGCGACCAAATGCCTATCCTACCAAGTTATGTGGAATTGCACCATGTCGATTTGAATAATACTGTTCCCGATAACTCCGGCTTCCTTGATATGGTCGGTAGCAACATAGCGGCAGTATTGCATGTTCCAAGAGTAGCGGCAGGTCAAGAGCGTGGCTCAACCTTTGCGGCTACTTACAATGCGAATATGTGGGCTAATACCGCTATTCGCAGACTACAATATGTTGTAAGACAAGAAGTTATGAAGTTGTTTTCAAAGCATCTTGAGTTACTTGGTATTGAGCATACAATGGCAGACTTACCGGCATTTGACTTTGAGCCGGTTGCCGAAGAATCTCCGTTAGATTTAGCAAAGAGAGCCGTGATGGGTTACACTTCCGGCATACTAACGCTAAATCAATCCTTAGACATTATGGGGCTACCACAAGAAAAAAGTGGCAACATACGCAACAAAGATGGGGATAATACAAATATCGGAGAGTTACCAAGAACCAATGAACAAGAGGGGATGAAAAATGACGAAGAATAAAAAAAACGGTCATTCATTTAATGACAAAATGGTAAAGCGTACAGTAATACCTGCAATCTATCTATGGCTTATGGCTTGTGGTGCAGTAGTAGGTATGGGTATTTGGAAACCCGATGTAGTTTTAATGAATCTTGATGGATTTATCGCACTTATCGCTATCATTGGTGGTGTAGCCGCCCCTGCATTACAAACCGTACTTCGTATGTGGGAGTCAGAACAGACTCAAGAGGTTGATAACATTCCAACTGAATTAAAGCATGACCGTGACCGTGATGCGGCATACAAAGAGCATACCATAGAGTTAGAAAAACTACAACAAAAGCATGAACAGACTATGGCTAAGTCTGCACAAGACCATAATCAAGAAATGGATAGAATAAAAAATAGTTGTATAGATACTTCCAAATTACCCAAACCTGATTCAGAAGTATTAAAGAAAAAGAAGTGATGGTATGTCGTCTGCCCCCGATATTCAAGCATCACTTGAAAATGCTGATGAGATAGCCGAATTAACAGGTCGTTCTAAATCAGATATTATCGCAGACCTTCTTGATGATGGAAAACTCAATAATAGTAATGCCATAAAAGAAAATACTACGGCACTTGACAAAGCAACCGAAATGGCAGGTAAAACACATAAGTTACTAACTGCTATTATCCCTATTCTAATTTTATTGGCTGGTTCCGGTCTTGAGTTAGGAGGTATTATTGATTTAACCCCTGCTGGTGATGAAGGAGATGGTGATTGGGCTTGGCAAGACGACGAACCATACGAAGATGTCTATTGGGGTTGCACAGATTGGGATGCGATAAACTACGATGATTGGGCTAATGAAGATGATGGTTCATGTTATTATGAAGAAGAGGTTTGGGGATGCACTAATGATGCGGCTTCTAACTATGACTCTAATGCTACACATGATGATGGTTCTTGTAATCCCGCAGATGAAGAAGTTTGGGGTTGCACAGATTCCAATGCCACTAACTATAACAGTACGGCAACAAGTGACGATGGTTCATGCGAATATGAAGAACCCGAAAATAATTGCACAGGTTCCCTTTACAATCCCGAAGTTAAATTAGAGTTATACAATAATACTACTGATATGCAGATTTATTGGGATGCAGATTGGTCTTGTGAAGAGCAACAGTATATCGAAGTCGATATTTACATTGTATGGACTGATAACCAAACAATGTATTTCAATACTTATGCTGGTTACAACATAACAGGCGACGCAATTGATAGAAAGGTATTCACAAAACCAAACATACCTACAAATCAATCATTTGATGTGCATTTATCCTTATGGGTTGATGTTGACGGGTGGCGAAGGGATGCAGAATACATAGAAACAGAAATCAAAACATAAGGGGTCGTAGTTTAGCGGAAAAACGCTTGGTTTGCAACCATGATACCGCAGGTTCAAATCCTGCCGACTCCATTATTTTTATTAATCAGCCCATGAATCGCTTTATCCATGCCTACTCCTAGTTATGAAGATTGGGAAGAAGAAAATGTCAGTGCGGCAGAATACCAAGGGCGTAAAGTTACTCTTAACAAACCATTCCGAACACCTAATGAAAAAAAGAAGTTTGGAGTCTATACCACTAATAGTAGCGGTAAAGTAATTATTGTAAGGTTTGGCGACCCTAACATGGAAATTAAGCGTGACGACCCTAAAAGACGCAAAGCATTCCGTGACAGACATGATTGTGCAAATAAAAAAGACCGTACAACACCCGGATATTGGTCTTGCCGTCAATGGAGAAGTAGTCCTGTTGAAGCGGTACATATGAAAAAAATCTATTCCGATAAAGATTCTTCAACCCCTGCGCCACCAAAAGATAGGCGCAAAGGCTCTAATAAAAATCCAAAAGATTCAGCAAAAGACTCTAAAGGCGGAGTTACTTTTTCCGAATCAGTAACTAAGTCTTTGAAAACAAAAGTTAGTGAGCATAACAAAAAAAGTGAAAAGAAAGTTACACTTGGTATGCTAAAGGCAGTATATCGCCGTGGTGCTGGTGCTTTTTCCACATCTCACCGACCCGGTGTTTCAAGAGCCGCATGGTCTATGGCAAGAGTAAACGCATTCCTAAAGTTAGTTAGAAGCGGTAAACCATCTAATCCTAAATATGTTCAAGACAATGATTTGCTACCAAGCAATCACGGCAGAAAGTCAAAGAAGGCTTCCGAAGAAGGTTGTGGTTGTGGCGGAGGTTGTGGTGGAGGAACCGTTGAAGCAAAGATGATTCGCAAAGATGTATTCGATAATCCGACTGAAGCCATGAGTCGTGCAAAAGAAATGGGTCTTGATGGTATTCATTCACATGAAGAAGATGGCAAGAAAGTTTTTATGCCCGGTAAAACCCATGAAGAATACATGAGTAAAAACAAAGGTAAGGATATACCGGAAAAGGAAGAAGCCGGATATATGAAAAAAATATACTCAGAAGATGGTGAAGATGAAGAAGATAAAGCATATGCTTCCGAAGATTCTTGTCCCGTTGGTGAAGAGTTGGTTGCTGGTACATGTCAGCCTGTTAATGTTACTATGGAGATTACTATTGACGATGTAGTAGCAAAAGTCGAAGCAACAACCGGAAAGTCAATTATTGAAATATCCGGTATTGCATTCCATGAAGGCATGAACAAAAACAATTGGTCTTTAACTCGTAAAGGTGCAGATGTCGCTATGCAACAGATGGTAGGTGCAGACTTAACACTAAATCACCCTAAGCCAACAAAGATAGGATTCTCTCGTAACATGGATGGTGGGATTGATGAAGCCGTTGTTGGTGTTGTTACAGAAGCAAGTCTTGAAGAGTTAGAAGCCGGTAAGTGGAATGTTCGCTACAAGGCTCAAGTCCAAAGGACAGAATTATTTGAGGCTCTTGAATCCGATCTATGGTTGCGTAGTAATTACGGTGTATCTATTGGTGGTTACGGTGTTCCTATCCAAGCAAACGATGATGGTATGGTCTTTGAAAGCGACTTTACATTTGACCACTTGGCTATCGTGCATAAACCTGCTTATGAGAGAGCGAACATAGAAGAAGTTAATAAAATTAAACCTATGGCCGCTTCTGAAAATGAAGAAATTATAGAAAATGATATGATTTCGACAGAATCATTTAAGTATCAAACCACAACTGCCACAGTTCAGCAAAAAGGTGAAACTACCATGAGCGACGAAATTATTAATGAAGAAATGGGTGCAGTTGCTTCCGAAGCATTGGCTGAAGCAGAAGCCCTTAAAGCAGATTTAATCCTTGCACAAGCGACTATTGCTGAGTTTAAGGCAATTGAAGCAAAGAAAATTGAAGATGAAAGAATTGCACTTGTAGCAAAAGCAACTGAAATGGGTTTGAAAGGTCACGAAGATTTATCAAGCGATACTATTAGTTCTCTTATTGCATCTTGGGAAGAATCCCGTCCAAAGGTCGAAGAACCTGCTGAAATGAAGCCGGTTGAACCTGCGGTTGCATCAGAATCCACCCCTGCACCGGCAAAGTCCGAAGCAGTAGTAGCAAATTACCTAAACGGTAAAGTTGTTGAAACTCCCGAAGCAACCTACGCTAAGGGATATAACGCATGGGCTTCAGCGTGGAACAAGACCCTAAGTGGTGTTGAAATGCGTGATGGAAGATTCAAAGCACAAAGTTATGAAGAAATTAAGGAGATGATTTGAAATGGTAGCATTTAGCGCAAACGACCCAAGAACCGCAACACTAAAAGATGCAACAACAGTTGCAGGTGTCGGTTATTTATTAGTACACGATTCGACTAACAACAAGTTAGACCTAACTGCGGCTAACGAAATCGCCATTGGAGTTTCAATGGGCGAATCAAGCCGTGACGCAGATGGTACACTTGAAACTGCAAATGCAACAGTTTCATTCATTCCACTAAACGGAACAATGATGATTGCTTCTGCGGCTTCTCAAACTTACACAACCGGACTCTTGGTTTATGCACAAGCGGCTGGTGTGTGCGGTACTACTTCTTCTTCCCGAAAACTCATTGGAGTTTATGTCGGGACAGGCGAAACAACAAGTTCAAGTGCTGGCGACTTGGTTCCTATCAATGTCACACAGGCGGCTACAAGTTGAAACTAAAATAATGAATAGGTGATTAAAATGGCAAATAATTCTTTGGAAGAAATCTTAAATGTAGGCGCGGCGGCTGGCCCATTCGGTGTCGGCGACAGCGTTCTTGAGCAAACCCTTCGTGACTTTATTCAGTTGCAATCTAACAGACTTGCAATAGGTACAGACCTTGTAGGTGTTAGAAGTGTTCCTTGGCTTGAGTTCAAGTGGTACACAGGTGTTGACGGGTCTTTTACTTTCCCACTAGATGATGCGGCTATCGCAGACCCAACAAAGGTCGGAACCGCAAACTACACTGTAAAGTTGCAGAAAGGTATGGGTCGATGTGTTTTCCTAGACACAGTTAGACTTCGTGGCGAGTCCTTTGAAAACATTGACCGACAACAGTTGGGAATTGTTCGTGCAAGGGCTAACACAATTGACAACCTAATCTTAGACGGACTACACACAGGCGCAGGTCAGTCCAAAGCGGCTACTGCAACCTTTGGTTCAGCAAGTGCAGATGAAGAAAAAGACCTTCTCGACACAATGGACTTAGTTTACTCAAATGCAAGAGTTTCCGGTGATGAAGGAATGGCACTTGTCCTACCTACTTCCACACGAAGCGCACTTCTAAACACCCAACTATATGGAAATGTAGTCGAGTCACTACAAGAGCATATGAGAAGAATTGCAAACATGACTGTTTACTACACTCGCGATTACACAGGTGGTAAGAACGAAGTAAATCCGGGAACAGGTAGCGCGGCTTCGGCTCTTGAAGATGATGCACTACTACTTATTCCAGGTAGCGAAACTGCTGAGTTCTTCACTTACAACGGTGCTGGTTTCCAAGAAACTGAATTAACTCGCCTTCCAGGTGTTGGATTCGATTGGATGCTTACAGGCTACATGGGAACAGTTATTCACGAATCCCAAGATGGTGCTTCAAGCGGAACAAACAACAGAATTGCTAAGATTACAGGCGTAATTTGAGGTGATTTAGTTGGCACAAAATAAAAAGTTTAACGACTTCGTAACAACGAAGATGCTTAAAGCAGATTCAGTTACAGATGTTAAAACTGCAAACACTATCGAGAAAACTCTAAAGTTTGTTTATCAATATGACCAAGATGGCGGAGATACTGCGGCTAAAACTCTAACTGCCGATGGTGTTGCCGCACAACAATTACCTGCGGGCGCAATCCTAAAGGCTTGGTTTATTGATGTTGAAGTCCCATTTGCTTCAAGCGGTTCCGCTACAATTGCAATAGGACACACAGGAGTTGCAGATTCAGTTATTGCGGCTACTGCATTCGATAATGGTGCTATGGTTGCGGCTACTGCTGGATGGGAGTTTTGCTCTAAAGGTACAAAACTTAATGCGGCTAAGAATCTTCTTTTCACCATTGGTGGTGCGGCTCTAACTGCTGGTGCGGCTAACATCTATATCACATACCAAGAAACAATTGTTTGAGGTGTGTTAAATGGATGAGTGGACTGAACCCGATGGTACAATCTATCGTCTTAGAAAAGACGGTAACTACGATGTCATTCCCCCAAAGAAGGCTACTAAAGCAAAGAAGCCTAAGAAAACTACCAAAAAGGAAGTTAAAGAATGAGTCAAAAGTCTAAGTTAGTTGTAGCATTAAAGAAAAAGAAAATACCTTTACCGGAAAAACAAACTGTTGTTGAATTACAACACAGAAATGAGAATTGGTTTTCTCATCTTGGTTGGATTGTCCGTTTAGGTAAACCCGTTTCACGAAAACCTAATCACCCCGTAACTCTTTTAGAAACAAAAGATACTTATTGGTTGCCCGATAGCAAAATGGCTAAGGATATTATCGAATCTAAATTAGTTTTTGTTATGGGTCGCTCACCAAACATTCCTAAAGACGCAACATTCCTTGATGTCCCGAAAGATTATAACGACAGATGGGGAATGAGCATAAATGAGGAAGAGTAATGGCAGTAACTACCGCTAATATCCGTGACCTTCTCAACAGACCAAGAGGTTTGAATGAAGGGACTATTAGTGAATACATTACTATTCGCACAGAAGAAGTAAACAAAAAGACAAGAGGGACACACTTACTTGCCGCAGATTCGGCAAACGCAGTAACTACTGCACAAAAAGAGTCAGCAATCAAGTTTTTGGTTGCCGCAGATTGTCTGCGAGTTATGATTGATACTATTCCAAGTTATGTCAATGAGAATGAGAGAAGAGCAAACGACATTAGGTTATCAACCCAATTAAGACAAATTGAAAAACAAGCACAGGATATGCTTGCTCTCATTAGTGAAAAAGGTGGTACTGTCTATCAAGGCAAAGTCACTAAAACTAAAGTGAGTGAGTAGGTATGGCAACAAAAGAATGGTTAGGCGACGGTTCCGCTAATCTTTTCAATGTAGCGGGTAATTGGACTCCAAGCGGTGTTCCCGGTGCAGGTGATGTTGCAGTATTCAACGACAAAGCAAATAACCGAGAATGTTACTTTGATTTAACCACAGGTTCTTCTATTACAATAGGGGAAATAATAGTTGAAAGCACTTATGGAAGTTCAGTAAGATTACAAACTGTTCCCGTTACTAAAGGTGTATATCTTGCTAAAGCAGATGGGATTAAAGCCGGAACCGCATCAACCATAGATTTTAGACAAGGCGGTAGTGGGTCAGAATACGGTAGTTACAAATCTTTTGCTAATAGATTTTTGATGATGGCTGATGGTGGTAATTGGAGTGGCACTATTACTCTTAATATGTATGGTGGTTCAGTAGTTACAAAGTTTGATGATGGCGACCACCAAACAACCGTATTGAAAACAGGCTCTTTTGCACCTAACTATGTTGCACCGACAGGTACAAGCGGTAAAACTACCTTTACTGCCTTTACTGCCGATGACGGTATTACATTCCAACCAACGGGCAACCTTGTTGATAACGACAGGCTCAAACACTTTGACTTTGGGACATTTACTTACAGTGACGATTTGTTTAACGCAGGTGCGGCTACATGCGAGTTTAAGGCTACATCTAGTGGTATTTATCTTCCCATTACAGGTGCAACAGGCTATGGTCAAAGTCCATCAACAACCCCAAGTGCATTTGTTAGTTATATGAGAAAAGTAATTCTTAATGCTGATACTGCCGGTCACAAAATCCTATTCAATGATAATAACTATGTTAGTTTAGAGGAATTAGAAATCGGTGACGGTGTAATGCTCAAAGGGCCAACAGGACTAACGGCTCAAGGTGCAGACATACGCTTAGTTAATGCGCCCAAGATAAGAGGCTCATGGTCTTTCAGCCAAATATCTCAAGGTGTGTATCGTAGTCCTCGACATGCCTCCGGCCCTATGCCTAAGATAGCAGGTAATTTTAACATTACGGGTAAATTAGATGTTGGCGGTC